TTACTTGTAAAGGTGTCTACTTCTTTAATGTAATCTTGCTGCCTTTTTACCTCGTCAGCATTAAGGTTTAATCCTCGTGTAGATGCGGCAGACTGGGCAGCACTAGCCTGAGCTGCCTTGATCTGCTCCCGAACCTTGTCCATCTCCAGCGGCTGCATCTCCTTCTGAAAAGCAGCCTGCTGTTTTGCAATTTCCTGCTGCTGTGCAAGCCCTTGCAACTGGGCAATGCCCATGATGTTTTGAAGAAAATTTTGAGCAGGAGGCTGCGGCAAATCAATTGTGTAATTGTATGGCTGCATGTGTGTGCCTATTGTTTACCAATTCTTCCAAGAGCAGCTAATTGAGCAGCCTCTTTAACAAGCTCTGATGGCCCAGCTCCAAGGTTCTGATACAAGCCAGCGTAAGCCTTCCCTGCACCAAGAATACCTCCTGCCTGAGCTGCTCCCATTTGCGTAAGAAAATTGCCAATGTTTGCGCCAGTTTGCTGTTGAGCATTAGCAAGCGAAGCGGCTGTTTGTTGACCCATGCCAAGCAGGTTTTGCGCAGCAGTTCCACCCATGCTTGTTAGCCCGGCTAACTTGCCATACTGTGACTCAATAAGCTGATTGAGCAGAGAGGGACGAAACTGAGCAAGTGCAGCTTGTGTGTTGCCGCCTCGAAGACCGCCAGTAGCAGATGCATTCTGCAAGATTCCCTGCTCACCTTGACGGGCTAGTTCTTGAAACTGTGCGCCCTGTTCGATCCCTTGAATGGCTGCCTGTTGCTCTCCTGCGCCACGAAGCCCAAGAAGTCCCTGTAGCCCCTGTAGAGCCTGTTCTCCAGCCTGAATGTATGGCTGTGTCAGATCCGGGCGACCAACCTGCATGTATGGAGTTAAGAGATTGATAATCTCGTTCTCTGCCATTTGCTGCTCACTCACAGCCAATTTCGCCATATCAGACTGAGCGCGAGCCGCTCCTTTGGCAGCTTTTGACTGCTCTCTTGCAGCAAAGTAATTGCCAGTTGCCTTAAATGGATCTGCCATAAAACTCCTTTTGGTAATCGCTAAATGTCTCTCCGTATAGCTTCAGCACATCGCCAGAAAGCTCAGTTGCCCTTTTGACTCCATGACATGCCTGAACGGCAATCATGCAAAGGTCATAGAATGCAGCCCTCCAAGCAAATGACATCTCGTTAGCCTGTCCTGCACGCTCAACAGCATCACTGCCCTGCCACTTAAGAATACTCAGTGCCACTACTGGAAGCAGCGTTGTAGAATTTGCGGTAAAGAATGGATTCAGCGGCATTGCAACAAGCGTGTTCCAGATGCACTTGTTCAACTCTTCGCGAGAGACAGTGTCCCCGTCTGCGACATCATCAAAGACCTGGGTCACCTGAAACATCATCAGCAGCCACTCGATGGCAGAAGCAGGCAACTGGAAGTGTTCTTCCAGATTCTGCCTCAGTGATGTCAGGCGCTCATCCACTAGGTGATCTCCCTCCCAGAGGCTGTAAACGTAAGCGCAGAAGCAGTCCCTGCCAGTGTCGAGATGAACCCACCGGCCTCAAGCACCTGCCCAACCAATTCAGGGCACAGGTAAGTCTCGCCGGGCACGATTGAGCGAGTCTTCACTACCAAGTTGGAGTTCCCAGCAGAACCACCGGACACTATCAAATTGACACTCAAGGTCACGTTAGCTGTGTTGGTATTGGTCACAGTCGCCTTGTCGATGATTGTCTTGCAGTTGACAGCGGTGTACTGCGCAGTCTGAGTGTTCTCAAGCTGCTTAGGCGGGACGATGTTTTTGACTGTAACAGCCATAGTTAGGAAATGTTGTCGGTGACCGTAAGAATCACTGAAGGGATGCCAGGATGTGGTGCGCTGGCTGCCGAGGCCAATATCTGGCAAGAGGTGTCATCTGTGCTCCAAGTCAACTCGAAGTAATCTCCGGCGTTGAGTTGCAACACGAAATTCCACGCGGCAACTGTTTCTGCATTGTTGCCTTGAATACGAATCTGCGTTGCAGAGTCTGGAATGTCAATTCCATTCACCCTAACCCATATAAAGACAAGACCAACTCCACCCGATATTTTATCAAGCTGCGCAGAGAACTGAAAGTTGTAGATGCCCTCTGTATCAATGTAGATCCGGCTGTTTGGCGTGCCAGTGTAGACACCAAAAGACAGGTCCGTTGCGTTAAGTGTCATCGGATACGCCGTGTTAATCGCAGCAGCGGTCTGAGTGACTGTGCTGTGAAACGCTCCGTACCGCTTCCTGCGCACCTCGTTGATGACAGGAGGCAAGATGTCCGGCTGTGCAGTCACCTGTACAACTGGTGGGGCAATATCCGAAACAGTGCTGACTTCGACGCTTCGAGGGGCCAGCGCCAGCAGTTCGACTGCGTTTGCCAGCCTGTCTATAGCGGACAGTGCTTGAATGGCCTTAGAATCGGCATTCTGTGCGTTTATCGAGGCTTCCTCGATTAGCGTTGTGTTTGAGTCCAGACTAGACGGTATCAGGTCAAACAATTGCTCGAAAGCCCGGATCGCACGCTGCGATGGAAGGAACTGAGCCAGCTCGTTCCGAGTGATCTTGTATGGGCCGTCCATACTAAACAGCCAGAGGTTCGACTCTGGCCTCCAGTCGGGCCACAGTCAACTGAGCGTCACTTGTGCCCCGGAACTTCTGCGCTCTCCACTGGCGCATACGACCCTGCTGTAGCCAAGATAGCCTCTTGCCACGCACACCAGTCATTCCAGCCTTACAGACTCGTTCCTGACTCCAGGTGACACCGTCCTCTGTGTACGAGGTCCAGATGCTTGGGTCAGTGCCAAAGATCGAGTTGCCAGTCAGCGAGACAAGTTCCAGTTCATGGAACAGCAGTCCCCTGCTTTCGTTGTACAGGATGATCGTCGCAAACTCCCAGCCATTCAGGACACCCCAGTGAGATGAGAGCGAGTCAGACAGGTGACCAAACGCAGTGCTTGCCGGGTCACCCACATTCCAGCGGTTGTACACCCAAACGAGGTTCTTCGCACGATACTGGCTGTTCCCAACAAGGCTGGTAGCCAACGTGAACCAGACCGGAGCGCCGGCTCCAGTAGTCGCTGCTGCGTCAAACACGAGCGTCTGGTTAGGCAGGTGGATGAACAGGTGTCTGTAGCCTTTGTCCACGCGAGCCTCGACAAGGACGTTGGACAACTCGTCCTCTGTAAATTCGGTAAGCAGTTGGTCAATCTCCCTAGTTGCAATGCGCTCTGCATTACTTCCAGTAATGAGCCACACAGAAGGAGCCTCGTTCCGGCCGCCACCAATGAACGCGATGGACTCCATGAACACGCAGCAGGCATGAGTGCCAACTGTGCCACGCTGTACCTGTGCGCCTTCTACACGCTGAAACGGAAATAACTGACCACCCACGTTGTCAAAGACTTCGATGGTGTGCCTGTTGAGCGCATAGACCTCGTTGCGGACCTTTTGCAGAGCAACGATTGGGTCAGGATCAGCTTCAGCAGAACCGTACTTGAGTGGGTTTACTGAGAACGGGTCATTAAGCTCTGTGACGATCAAGAACTCCCCATCTGTGGTCATAAAGTAGCCATCCACCCAAACGACATCGACAACAGTTCCCAAATCGGGATCTGTCACCTGTTGCAGCCCAGTGCTTGGACGATACAGGAACAGATTGCCACCAGAGGCGACAGCCAAGTAGTCGAAGGAATAGTCAAACGTAACCTGACCAGTGCCTCCTACGTCCCCTATGACGGTGACTACGTTCGTACTAGAGATTGACACTAGCTTGGTGCCCATCACGCGGTAGAGCAGCCCTTGCCACTCAATGGCGCCACGGTCTACGCCTGGACCAGTGCCAAGGCTAACAATGCCGTCTGCAGGACGAAAGTAACCATCAGAGATCCCTGACTTTAGCACGACAGGGATCATGTTGCGCGGATACTCCACGCGGAAGTCCCCAGCGGTATCTGTGTAAATTCCGTTGAGGATCGGGATTTGCATTACTTCTTTTTGGCAGTCTTGGCAGAAGCCTTAAATGCGGCAGCAGTTGGTGCTCCCTTGGAGCCGGGCTTGCGCATCCGCTCCTTTGAGCCAGCTTCGATGCGTTCGCGTTTAGCTGCGATGTTAGAGTAGAGACCTTTTTTCATTTGCAGTTCCAGCGTTTAAGGCTTGCAGCTTTGCGTGTTGGCCGGCCCTTCTCATCTTTCATTGGGCCTGGCATTCCAGACATCCTAGCGCAGAAAGACTTCTTGCGTCCAGCGTCAGCCTTTGTCTTGGGATTCGGAGCAGGAGCCTTCAGGTTCGAGCCAGTCTCTTTGTTGTACTTAGCCCTGCCCTTGGCAGTCAGCCCAGCGCCCTTGGAGACAGGCAGCTTCTCGCCCTTGGACACTGAAAGGTTTACCTGCTTTTTTTTCATTGAGGATGAACTTGTTGTTCGAGAGCTGAAATACGTTGAGCCAGCGCGTCAAGCTGGGCAGATAGCCCGGTGACCTGACCTACGCCGTGACTGTGCGATGCAGCGGCAAAGTCTGCTGCATTAGAAGTGAGAATGTCTCCACAGCCTACAAGATCCAAAGGAGTGTGCTGATGGTCGATCACAGCCGCACCAATCGAGGTGGGCGTGATGGCGTCAGGCTGACCAGCAGCATGAGTGGCCGCGTGAGGGGCTGCAATGGCTAGGATCTTGCGAACAAGACCAGTCTTGAGTTTGGTCCACAAGGAACCATTCGATGGGTCAATGGCTAGTTCCCTTACCGCTACGTCTGACGGACTTGGGGCAGAGCCGTCGTTTACTTTGTTATTCAACAGAATAGTTGGCATTTCTTTCATGTAGCACTAACTCAAAACAAATCAAGCCGCCGGATTGGACAGTGGCTTGATGTGAGTGAGTTTTACTGAGGGTTAGCTGCGTTGTAAGCAGCCTGTGCATCTATCTCTGAAGCATACTCAGTCTGATTGTAAGCCCACTGGCCGTAACGAGCTGTTCCCGGTGCATTGTTGTAGTACGATACTCCCACATTCGCTGCAAGCCACGCTTGATAGTCCGCTTCGTCTCTAGCAGCTTCAGCCTCAACGCGAGATGCATACTCAGTCGAGTTGTATGCATATTTTCCAGCATGCGCACTTCCAAAAGTTGGATAATAATTTACGCCCACATTGGCAGCCAACCACGCAGCGTATGAAGCATTATCTATATCTGTAGCCTGTGCACTTAAAGCAGCAGTTTCGTTCCCGTACACAGTCTGATTGTATGCCCATGTATTAGAATGTGGCG